TATTCAAAACCCCAGTCAATGAGGTTATTGCTTTGTTTAATGCAATGGGACAGACGATTGTCAAAGCGATTAATAATCTGATTGATGGATTGAATCATATTAAGGTGCCGGATTGGGTTCCAGGTATCGGTGGTAAAGGAATCAATCTTTCTCATGCGAACTTCAGGAGGGTTCCTTACCTTGCACAGGGCGCAGTTATTCCGGCCGGAAATCCGTTCTTGGCGGTTCTTGGTGACCAGACAAGAGGAAACAACTTGGAGATGCCGGAAAATCTGTTAAGAAAAATCGTAAGTGAAGAAAGCGGTAAAGGTACAGGAATGATAAAACTTGTGGTAAATCTGGACAGCCGTACTGTACTTGAACGGCTTATTAATACAGCAAAAGAGATGCAGATGTCCAACGGACAGAATGTATTCGAACTTGGGAGGTAGGTAAATGGAACAAGGAGTAAGAGGCAGATATATGTCGGATTATGGAATCAATCACATAGAGGTTGATAAGCTTGTGAAATTCTGCAAAGAAGCAAGGGGCGAAGACTTAGTATTGCTTTTACGGGCAGCAGTCTTGACCAATGAGGACATAGCAGCAGAGCTATTTACGTGTTTGAAACTGGGTATCGGTTATGAGGTGATATATAAAAAGCACTGGATCCCGATGCAGAGAAAGGATTTTCAAGGATACAGGAGAAAAACACTTGAAACAGTGGAACGATTGTTGCTGATGCGTGATATAGAGATGGAAGAATAGAATTATACTAATGGGAGTAATATAGTTGCCTGTTTGGTAATGCTGTGATATGATACGGACAGGGAAACCAAAAGCAGGCGGCTACCCTCCAACTTCGGAGGGATAAAAACACCCTCCAGACGAAAGAAAGGAGGGCGATGCGATGGTTACATATTCTGACATGATTCAGTTTTGTATATTCATTGTTGCCCTTGTAAGTCTTTGTTATGAGATTTTCAAGGGAAAACGAAGATAGCCGCCAACTACCGCGAATAGTTGACGACTACATAGTTTAGTTAGTTCAATAATTCAAGGGTAGCCGCTTGCGGTTTCCCTCTTGTGTCTTAAATATAGCATATCTGATAAATAGATTCAAGCAGATCAGAAAATTACTATCTTTTTTATTATCCCAAAATATTTGACTATTCAGTATCTCGTTCTGTTGCTTCGGTGTCTGGTATATATTCCAAAAGATCACCGGGTTGGCAGTTTAATGCTTCGCATAAAGCAGCTATTGAGTCTGTTGTGATTCGTTTCCCATTTCTTATATTTTGTAATGTGCTTTCGGAAATGATTTTCTCTTTACGGATTTTGTAAGTGGTGAGGCCTTGAGTGTCCAACATATTTAATAGTTTGGTGTAAACAATTTTTCCCATAATTTCCTTTCTGAACCAATAGACATGATTCTCCTTTATTTTATCATAATTATATATTAATCATACACGGCTTGCAATGTATAAAATTACTAAAAATATGCTCTTTAAAAGATGTATATTTGTAAAGCGTGTCAATTGAACATACACGGCATAAAGAGTATAATGAAATCAAGTTAAAGGAAAGTAAACGAACATCCAGAAAAGATGTGAAATCAAAGTCCATATACCTGTGAGCGACCCGGGTGTTTAGCAATAGTCAGGAAGATGACTTGATCGGAAGCTTTCTAAGACTTATAAGAAAGGAGTTGCCGGAAAGATGAAATACAATCTTAGCAAGATTATGTTGAAAGCATGGGAGATTTACCGAAAATACAATATCAAATTTAGTGAAGCACTTCACAGGGCATGGCTGTCAGCAAAAGCGGAAGAAGTCAACGCTAAACGCATTGAGGTGAGCAAAAAGGCATTAGGAATCACCGAGGATACAAATACATGGTCTGGGTGGAAAAAGCTTGGATATGAAGTAATACACGGCTCAAGAGCATTGTTTGGATGTTCGCTCATCTGGGGTTCTAAAGGTGATGGAGTAGTATATAACGCCCGGTTCTTTGGAAAATCACAGGTACAGGCAATTGTATGAGAAAAGGTGGTAAGAAGATGGAAGAGAATAAAAAAACGGAATGGTACAAGGATGCCATCGTTAAAAAGGTGCAAGAAAGCAATAATCTGCAGTGGTTGAAGCTGATACATATATACGTGACACATTTGAAAGAAAAATAAAGGGCGGTGAGAGCATGAAGCAGAATAAAGAAGTGACGGAGTATAAAGAAGAATTGCGACAAATGATTGAAAACATAGAAGATACAGACACGATCAAGTATTTGCGTACATTCATAAAA